TGCAACAAAAACAGGAACTGAATTTAGTAATTATTACTACTTCGATAGAAATGAAATTTGCGATTCTGAAGGATCTTATCTAACAATTATCAATGATCCCCTATCTGGAAGACAAACTGTAAATTATGTAACTCCAACAAGATTCTGTTATTCACTAAGCAAACTTCCTCAGTGGGATGGTAGTGGAACAATTACATATACAACAAACTCTACATTTGCTATTGGAGAAATTGCTGATGTTTCCATTACTAATATTGGAGATAATTACCAAAAGACTCCAATTATTTCTGGTGTTTTTCCAACCAGTGCTAACATAGCGGAAGCAATAGTTTTATATGATGATAATATTAAAGCGATTGTTGGTGTTACTGTTACCAACTTTGGTCAAAATTATTCAAATCCTAAAGTTGTAATTACTGATGGCGATGGACGTGATGCTTCTTTTGCAGTAACTTCTAGTGGTGGTAAAGTCTTAGATATTACAATCAAGAATAGAGGAAAGGGATATACAAAAGCACCAACGATTGCTGTTGTAGAAGGAGATACATTATTGTTTGCAAGAGGAAAAGATATTGGCGTTCCTAAAAATGTCTCTATCATCAGGAATGGGGGATCTTTCCACAAAGATAAGACTTTATATTCAGATTACAAATCTGCATTTACATTGTCTCTTAAAGGATATTCAACAAATTCCTTTAAAGACGGAGAAGTAATAATTCAAAAAATTAATGGTTATGAAGTAGCAAGAGCTGTTGTTTCTACTAATGGTTGGCGTGAAGGATCGAACTTATTGAAGGTATCGAGAGTAAAAGGTATTTTCAGAGAAAATTATAATATTACTAGTGTAAGATCTGGAACTACTGCTGAAATTACTGCAATTTTTGTAACAACATTTAATCCCGCAATCACAGCATCATACGATAATCAAGGTTACTATACTTCTGATAGAGGAAGAATTGGAAATTCAAATCAGAGAATTACGGATTCCTTCTTTTATCAAGATTATTCATATGTAATTAAATCCAGAACTTCTATTAACGTTTGGAGAGATTTAATTAAGAGCACAACTCACCCAGCTGGTATGAAGTTGTTTGGTGAAGTAATAGTTGACGCAGAGGCAGATACAAGAATGCCTGTAGAGTCTCCAAAAGCAAGTCACTTCACAGTTTTAGAACTTGGTATTAAAAATTCTATTAAATCAGAAAACACCAGAAGAATTGTAACTCAGACTGTACAAAAAGTTGAGGATTATAAGTGTAAGACAGGCACAGGGTCTGTTGCTGTAAACGAATTTAATTTCAATGAAACTATCTCCCAAGTTCTTATTTTACAAGAAGCACCAGATGGTGTAAGAGGAACAGAACTCCCACAAGGAACTGGTGAAGTAATTGGTAGAAAGACATTTACTTTACAAAATGCAAATACAAATGCGGTTGTAGTTCCTTATAAAGAAGAAAACTTAATCGTAACTGTTGATGGTGTAATTCAAGAACCAAAAGTATCTTTTACTGTCAGTGGTAATCAAATTACATTTACAGAATCTCTACTTGGTGCGGCAGTTATAGAAGGTCAGGTAGTCCCTGCACAAAAGATTGTAATTAGACATATTGAGTTCAAGAAACAATCTTTAAACGACACCCATTTCAAAAAACTCAAGAATTTCTACCAAAGAGGTGGAACATGGATTGATGCTGCAAATCAAATAAGACTAAACCAAGACTTCATTGTAAATGAAACTATTGGTTGGTTTGAGTCTGCATATGCTTCTGTTATTTCAAATAACACAATTCCCTGGAATATTTTAGAACAAAGATTTAAAGATGATATTAGACTAATTCTTCAAGCAATCGAACATGATGTAAGATTTGGTGGAAATATTAAGTCTTTAGATTATTCGCGTGGATATTCTACTAGTTATGAATTGTATGAAACTTATATTATCGCTGCATTTGATTATGCAATTAGACTGAGTAAGTTAGCAATTAGAAACTGGGACTGGGTTGGAATTAATGCATCGTTTACGAGCGGTAGTGATGTAATTACTATCGATAGTACAGAAAATGTTGCTATTGGAGCATATGTCAGTGCTGGATCCGCTTTCCCATCTGCAAATAATATTAAAGTAACTGAGATTATTAATGACACACAAGTCAGGGTTTCTTCTGCTGCATTAGCATCTAGTGGAGTTCCTCCTGCAGGATCTGCAGCTCCTGGGATTACTTACCTAGATGGCACACAATCTGGAGATGTTACACTACCAACAGGAACAGGTGCTGTTATTCCTCCTAACACCTATGATATACCAGATGGCGATAATCTTATTGCTCCACCAGTCTTTACTGGATTAAATCAGGTTACATTTAGTTTTGCTGGCACCAATAATGGAACTTTTTATGATGCATCAACTTCAATTGAATCTAATAAAGATTACATTGTTGATCACTCCGTTAATTGGGCAAAGGCAACATATCCATTGATCAATTGGTCATCGAAAGAAACTAAGTGTAGAAGAGACGTTGGCATTTTAATTGATAGAGTCGTCCAACATTTGAGGTATGGTGGAAACTATCAAATTGTTGAATATGCAGAACTTTACTTTATCGGAAGCAAACTAGCATATGTTAACGATCAACTAACAGAAACTCTAGCAACATATGATAAAGTCTTAAACGAATTGTGTGTTCAAGCAATGAGACAATCGTTGCCTGGATCAAGTGCATACACAACTATCCAACCAGTTGTTGATTTAGAAATTATTGCTGATCCTAATAGTCCATCTTGTGTTGGTGTTGCATCTGCATTGAATACATATTACGATATTATTAGCACAACATTTAATATTGGACCTTCTGTTGTTACAAGCACAAACTTTAACCCAAATAGAAGCGGTAGTTTTACTAACTTAACACCAATTACCAACTTAAACATTTTACCTGATGGACAATTACCATCTTCAGAGTGTGCTGATGTTACTTCTGCTATTGATGTACTGAAGAATATTATTAGTCTTGAAATTAATGGAACTCAGCAAACAAAATCACTACCAGATTACATCGACGGAGAAACAACAACTTTCGATCTCTATTACGAAGATGGTAGTGCTGTAAGTCTTCCTGGACCAGAAGACGATTTGTTTGTTGCACTAAACGGTGTTTTACAGCGTCCTCAGTATGAGTTGGATAAACCAGCATTTGATGCATACTATATTGATAGATCTAAAGTTCCTAACCAAATTGTTTTTGATTCTCCGCCTATCTGGGATCAAGATTTTTCTGCATTAACCATTGGTGAACCAACTTCAGTAGAAAAAATCTTTGCATACGATGTTGGTTCTTACAGAAGATTTACTACAGATAAATCACGTATCATTGATGATGGTGATTCTTCAGTTGGTCCATTCTTAATTCTATCGATAAAAGATAGTAAAGTTGTTAATGTTGACGTTGAAGAGTCACTTGTGGTTCTTATTAATGGTGTTATTCAAAATACAAATTCATACACTATTTCAGGACCAACAATTACATTCTCACAACCAGTAAAGAAAGAAGATGTCGTTGATATGCGACTTCTTTACGGTAAAGAATACGAAAAAATTGTAACTTTCTACGACCACGAACCTGGAAGTTATTATCTTGACAAGACACTAAGTATTTCAGATCCAAATAGGGATGTCCATGAGGCATTTAATCTATGGTGGCATACGCCAAAACCAGTTGTATCTGATTATAGTAACGTTTATCTGTACCAAGAAAGAGGAAATGGAACTGAAAATGCTATCGGTAAATTAACAAATTATTGGTATCAGTCTGGTGTTTTATACATTAGTTTAAGATCAAACAACACCGTCTTAGAATCACTAGATATTAAATTCCGTGTTGTCAATGATCCTACTGGTCCAGTATACACACTCGACACTAATGCATATACAACAACCTTAACTACAGAGAATGTAGAGTCTGATGGAACTATCAGATTGACTAGAGATTCTCAAAGTTGGTATAAGGGAGATGTTGGTAGAACTAACGATGCATTACAAAGAAAAGGATTCTTCAAAATTTCTCCTGGAGACAAAGTAAAAATTGATGGCGAAAGTAATTTTAGAACTATTAGAAAAGTTCCAGATGCTGTATATTCCAAAGAATATCGACTAAACAACGATGTATCAAGTGATCACTATGGAACTTATACGGTAAGTGCTTATAATGGCATTACTCGTGGCGAGGGTCTTAGTGTTGTTGCTAACATTCAAAATGGATCTGTTACTTCCCTGACTTGGAATGAAAAAGTGGTTGATTTTAGTGATCCCGATAATCCTAGAGTATCACAACCAACAGCATATCAATATTTTACTCCACCAATTTTAGAATTTGTTTCTAGAGATGGTAATGGTGGTGGTGCTACAGCAGCTGTTATTGTCAAGAGTGGACAAGTAATTGGTGTTGAGTTATTACATGGCGGAAGTGGATATACACAAAAACCAAAAGTAATTGTATCCAGATCTTACAAGTTATGCCGCGAAAATGAAATTGCAACTAATGTTGTAAAGGTTGGCGTAAACAAGGTAATCCAACAGGGTATTACTGTAATATCGTTTATCGATACCATCCAACTTCCACCACCAGAACTTGCACTTGTTTCAACTATTGTCTTAAGATCTCCTGCGTTCGTACAGGATGAATTAGAAGAGCACATTTGGCCTGATCAAGAACTTGTTGATATGCCATCTGGTGCTAATCAACCAGGAGTCAATCAACTCATCCGAGCAGTTGATAAAGTTACTGAATTTGATGCTAAGGTATCTGATGTTATTGATGATCAAATTACAACGATTATCCCAACACCTGCAATTAATGTACTGACTACATCCACTCTTGTTACTTCTAGAAATGTTACTACAACATTTACTAGAGAACTCGATAATAGTATTCTTGAGTCTAAGACATTCAATGATCCTGGTGCCTTCTTACAAGTTGACTTTAATATTGGTAATAGCATTCTTTATATTGCAGATACCTCGCAATTCAGCACAAATGGCAAATTGCTGGTTGGTGATGAAGTTGTTTACTATCCACGCAAGTATGATGATCGTTTCCTCAACTGTAAGCGTGGTGTTGATGGAACAACAGAACAAAACTGGACTGCAGGAACATTCCTGCGTCAAGTACCAGACTACGTTTCTGTTGCCTTTGGTGGAATCAATGTCATTGATAGCAGCAGTTCTATCAATCAACCAACTTCACAAGTTGGATCCGAGTTCTTTACAACGAGAACCTTTGGTAATACTGTAGTTGCGGACAATGCAATCGTAACTTTAGACGTTGATAATGTAGTCAAAGAGTTCTTAATCTTTACTCCTGACTCAGGATTTATTGATTACTTTGTTGAGTTGGTTGCTTGGGTCAATCCAATCAGCACAAGAACAGGTGATGTTTTCTTACTAGGAAAAGATATTGCCCAAAGAAATGGTAATATTGTCTATGCTACTAATGAAGACTTTGGAGCAACAGATTTCCGAGGTGAATATTCAGTTGGTAACCTAGGTTTCAATATTGGTGATTGGAATGGGTCTATTGACGATGGTGCCGCAAATGTTTCTGGATGGACAATCCAACATTTTGACAGGTATTTTTCAGATCTTCAAATTCGAGACTTTGAAGATAGAAAAGATACCAACTTTACTAGATCTGGTGTTCGTTGGAATTTAGCAAACACTTCATTCCAAAATCCAGTTGCTATTGTTCAGACAACAGTAAATATTGATCCAACTATTACAGTACAGAGTACAACATATTTCCCCGATAGTGGACACTTGTTCACATCTGGTGGATCCGTTGTACAATACACAAGTAAAACACAAACTACATTTGAGGGATGTACAGTAGTTAGTGGTGCAACCACTGTAAATAGCGGTCAAGAAATAGTACCGCATGTAATTTCCTAAATATTGCTATAAATATAAATAACTCAGGCACAAACCCCTAGATCGGAACAGAAAACCAATGGCTGCTATTATCTCTGATAAGTTTAGAATTTTTAACGCGAAACAATTTCTTGAGTCGCTATCTGAAACTCCCAGTACGAACATGTACTTCTTTGTGGGACGCCCACAACCATGGGCGGGATACCTCGAAACTTTTTCCGTTTCTGGTGGAACGTTAACCGTAGGCAATGAGGTTTATGTCGGCGCTAACTATGGTGCTGCTACTTTCCGAGCAACAATTTCTGCCGTGTATTCAAGTGCCGTTCTTCTCACAGCAGTCTTTGGTTCATCTGGTGTAAATTCTACTCCTGGTGCTATTGGATCTACTCTTAAAGAGTATGATGGTTCTGCTGATACTGGGGTTACTGCTAAGTCTGGTGTATATCGCTACGGTACAGAGAACGAGCCACCCCTTCCTTTAGATAACCAAACAGAAAAATTTGACATCTATGATGATGTCATCGCAGCAAAAAGAATCACCGATGAGTTTGCCCGTGGTGTTATCAGACGCTTCAACTGGGATCTTTCCGCAAATCCAAAGTTTGATATGTGGAAACCAGATTATTCGGCAACTCCAGTTGGTGGCGGTCAAGTTGGTAAAGCTGGCGCAACAGGTGCAACCAGCATTGCTGATGCTAAGTTCTATGTAATGAACTCCAGTTACGAAGTATTCAAGTGCCTCTATAACGGAGAAAATCCAAGCAATCCAGCTGGACAAAATGCAACTCAGGAACCACTAACAAGTTCTGGTAACTATAGTGGTGGAATTTTCACTGAGTCTGCTGGTGCTGGATACGTTTGGAAGTACATGTACACGCTCCCAACTGATGATGTACTACGTTTCCTCTCTTCTGACTTCTTACCAGTTGTTCTTCCAAGCAACTCATCCAGAACCGCAACTGAAGCAGCTGCTGTAGACGGAGAAATCAACGTTGTAATTACAAAAGATATTGGTGCAAACTTACCTGCAGCACAAACTCTATACACTGCAATTCGTGGTGATGGCACTGGTGGTGTTCTTCAGTTTACCACTACTGCTGGTGGTGCTGTAGATCCTGCAACAGTAGTTGTTGCTGCAAAGGGATCTGGTTACACTTATGCATCCATCTCTGTTGCAAACGGATCTCTCTTTGGAGATCAAGGTTTGACGAGTGCTGTTGCATCTACAAACGCTGTTGCAGCGTTTGATGTTGTCCTACCTCCAAAAGGTGGTCATGGTTCTGATATGGAACTAGAACTTAACGCTAAGCGCGTTATGACCAACATTCGCCTCACTTATGCTGAAGGTGCTGGAGACTTCCCTGTTGACAACGATTTCCGTAGAATCGGAATCATGAAAGATCCTATCGATGCTAACACAACAGCAGTTGCTACAGATAGCACACTTTCTGGATTGTATGCTGTTAAGATTACTGGATCAACCGCTGACTACATTGCTGATGAAGTAATCCGTCAAGATACTGGTAGTGGTGTCTATGCTTATGGAACAGTTGTTTCTTGGGTACTAGACAGTGGTTCTACAACAGACGGTATCCTTAAGTATTATCAGTCTCCTGCACAACACCAGCATACTGATGGTAAGGTTTATGCAATCGTTGCAGATGCTGCAAGAGATGTTGAGGGCACACAATCTGGAGCAGATGGAAACCCAAATACAACCATCAATGGTTCAGTTGAAGGTACAACTCTTACAAATGGTCTATCGTCACCAGAAATTGCCAATAACTCTGGTGATATCATCTACATTGAGAACAGAAGACTAATCACTCGTGCTCCTGACCAAATTGAAGATATTAAACTAGTTATTGAATTCTGATTAAATTTGATACAACTAAGTCCCCCGAGAGATCGGGGGATTTTTTTTATCTCTATAAATACTAGAGACTAGATACTAGTATTTGGCGGAGTACGATGCCACAGAAGACTAACCTTAATGTAAATCCTTATTACGAGGACTTTGACGCGAATAAGAATTTCTACAAAGTTTTATTCCGTCCTGGATACTCGATTCAAGGTAGAGAACTAACACAACTCCAATCGATTCTACAGAATCAGATTGAAAGCTTTGGTAAGTATTCTTTCAAGCAGGGAGAATTAGTAATTCCTGGTGAGGTTGGACTCAATAATAAACTAGACTTCGTAAAGTTATCTTCTGTTTCAGAAGTAGCGGTAAACGATGGATTCGACAATATCGTATATAAAAAGTATGATATTACACAACTAGACGGAAGACAGATTCGTGGTCTGACATCTGGCGTTATTGCTAATGTTGCATCTACAAAATCAGCGACAGAAACAAACTCTGACACACTATTTGTTGTATACACAACTAGTGGTGATGCAAACAATGAAACTACTTTTAGACAAGGAGAAACTCTAGAAGTTGTAAATGGTGTTAACACGCCACTGATGGTTGTTGGAACTGATGGATCTGTTCTACCAACTGCTATCACTGTAACTGATCCAGATACTCTGGATGAATCTTCTTTGGTAAGTCCAGCAATGGGTTTTGCTTCTGCTGTTAAAGTAGAAGAAGGAATTTATTTTGCTAATGGATATTTTGTGCGTAATAGTGAGCAACTATTAGTTATTGATCCATATTACAATTTACCAAGTGCAAAAGTTGGATTCTTAGTTACTGAAGATATCGTAACTCCAGAAGAAGATGTATCATTGTATGACAATGCAATTGGATCATCAAACTTTTCTGCTCCTGGAGCACATAGATTAAAAATCGATCTTTCTTTAAAGCAGTATAGTCTTTCCACATCAACGGATAAAAACTTTATTCAATTGCTCCGTGTAAAACGAGGAGTCATTGAAAAGAAAGTCGTACAAGCAGATTATTCACTCTTAGAGCAAACACTTGCTAGGAGAACTTATGATGAATCTGGTGATTATGTCGTTGACAACTTCTCTGTAGATATTAGAGAGTACGCACAGAAAGAAGGAAACAATGGTGTGTATGCAGCGGATGCAGATGGCAATTATAACGGATTGTCTGAACAGGATGCATCCGAAAAAATGATCATCAATGTTGGTGCTGGTAAAGCATACATTAGAGGATATGAAATTGTAAACAAAGAAACTAAAGAATTAGAAGTAAGTAAAGCAAGAGAAACTCTAGACACAGATAATGTTGTAATCAAGACCAGAGGTCTTCCAACGTATTCTGTAACTAATGTTTCTGGATCTGTACCTCTAAATGCAGAAGGATCTGATCTAACTGCATATCCTGATGTAGAGATGTATAATCTTTATAATGATGCTTTGCTTGGTCAAAACTTAGAGTTTACTACTAGTCAAAGATTTTCTGAAGATGCAGATGAAAGAGTAAACAGTATCAATCGTAGGGGATCTCTATTTACAGATTCTGATGCTACCAAAACTTTTACTATTGAAGTTAGCCAGCAAAATCTTACACTAAAGATTAATCCTGCAAATAATGCAACCCCAACAATTCTATTTACAGATATTTGTGATGGAAATGGAAAACTTCATTCAGTATCTACTAGGGCATCTGGATTACCAGAAGCATACAATACATATGATGTAATTGGATTCAGCATTGTAACCCGACCAGACGTAGCACCTGCTGATCCAGCAAAAAGATTTGCAGAAATTACTTTGCTTGGAAATAAAGCAGAGTTAGATGCACTGACTGAGTATGATGCAGAAGACGATGGTAGTAGAAGATTCTTGTACTTGGGAACAACAACAGGTGCAGGTCAAGGACCTGTCGCTACATTTACTAATACCAATGGAACTGCTCTAGTAGGAGAAGCCAGTGCATCATATACTGGTGTAACTGGCACTGCTTCTGCAAATGGTGTAAATGCGACTTTTGATGTTACAAGAGATTCTAATGGAATTGTTGATCAAATTGTAAGTTCTGATGCTGGCAGTGGTTATACACCCACAGAAACAATCACAATTCTCGGTAGTTCTATTGGTGGAGTTGATACTACAGATGATATTACAATTACAGTAGCAACTATTGTTCCCATAGAAAAATTGGGATATGTTGTTGATTACAATGCTCCTGTAACACCCTTAATCGGAACAACAAAACCAAGCAACTTTACTCTTAAGAAGAAAGGTTTTGGTTTTAATCCAGACACAGATATTGTTGTATCTAAGGGCACATTGTCTAATGGACAGAAAGCATACAACAGTATCTTTGGATTATCATATTTTGGACCAAGTTTCTTTACTAAACTAACTTTAGAAGAGCAACCAGCATCTGGGTTTGGTCCTGGTGACTACATTGTTGGTTCTGCTAGTGGTGCTTATGGTATTGTAGAAGGAACGAGTGACTCTGCATTTAGCAGTTCTGGAATCTTAATGGTTCGCACACTTTCTGGCAAATTTAAGTCTGGAGAAGTTCTTGTTGACGAATCCAACAACTCAGCAAAAATTGCTACTGACAATACAATTTCCCACTTCGTAACAAAATATAGAAGCACGGGTGGTTATCCACAAGAAACTGATATTTCTATCAACGGACAAAAATTTGATACTTCTAAAGTAACTGTTACTGTTGCAAATGCTTTTGTGCAATATGTTGCAATTAGAGATAGAGCTGCGTTTACTCAAACTTATTCACAACCACCACTTGTCACAGTAACTCCTGGAACTAGTAGTATTGCACTTGCTGCTAGAGTAGATGCAATTTTGTTTAGAGATACTGTCGTTACATATAGTCCTGCTGACGTAAAATCTTTTGGTGCAGCATTTGGTTCTCTTGGTGTTAACAAGTTTACCGCAGACGTTGAAAGCGGCGACACAAATTATGTGTCATTGACTTCTATTACAGAATTCACATTCTCTGGAAAGAAAGGATACAAGTTTTTTGAGTGTAATGGGTTTGGTGGAGATGCCACCCAATTCGTTAAGCAGGGAGATTATGTCCAGTACACTGGCACAGATGGACTCTCTGTAAGATCTTTAGTTCAATATGCGACACAACCAGAGGGAACTATCAAGTCAAGAATTTATCTTGATAAAGCACTTCCTGATGATGTTGTAAATGGTAACGTAGTAAAGATTGTTTCTAATATTGACAATTTTGCACAAGGAACCCTAATTTATCCAACTGGTAGCGGTCAAATTTCTTCTATCTCAAGAGGATCTGAAGATTCTAAGATCCAATATTATTATAGAAGAGACTTTATCACCACTTCTACTACAAGTGGTAGTTCAATTACATTTACAGCACAACTCCCATTCGGAACACAGAGGTTTGTTACTTTCGACGAATCCAATTTCATCATGACCGTGATTGATCCAGGAGATGCAACTAATGTAAAAACTGGTGATATTGTCTATTTGACAGCAGAAAATATTGCTGCATCAAATACTACAGATCAAGCTAGTGGATTGAATGCTGGTTCTGTTATTATTACATTGCCACAGAGTGTTTTTGATGCAACAAGTAACTTCCCCAGATTAAAATTATCAGCAACTCTGGAGTTAACAAAAGCACGTCCAAGAATTAAAACTGCTATTAAGAACAAGAGAATTCGTATTAAGTCTGTTGGAGATAGAGTCGTTCCTATTCGTGGAGAAGATTACGACACTGAATCAACAACAATCGCATCGTATGCAGATGCTTTCCGTCTGAGATATGTTTATGAGGGAAGTTCTACTGCTGCTCCTGATATTGACACAGCAGGAAACTTAGTTGCTAATGGAACAGATGTTACTGAGAGATTTACGTTTGATGATGGACAGAGAGATACGTTCTATGACATTTCAAGACTGGTTCTAAAACCAGGATATCCAGCTCCAACTGGTCAATTGGTTGTTGCTTTCGATTATTTTGAGCATTCACAAGGTGATTTCTGTACAGTTGATAGTTACTCTCACGAAGCTGGTGTAACTTTAGAAGAGATCCCCAATTTTAACTCTTCAGTTCATGGTATTGTTTCTCTGAAGAATGTTCTTGACTTTAGACCAAGAGTAGATGCTACATCTTATATTTCTGGTTTTGCGAATGTTTCATCTAGACAAGAACCCACTACAAACTTTATTGGTGAAAGTGGTGTTGTTTCTGTAACTCCAGCTCCAGATACAAATTTAGAGTATACCTTTAGTTTTAGTCAGTCAGAATTCCTCAATAGAATTGATGGAATTTTCTTGAACAAGAGAGGTCAATTTGTTCTAAAAGAAGGTAATTCTTCTAAGAACCCAACACGTCCAGAAGCTCTAGATGATGCGGTAGCACTATATTACTTGAATATCCCTGCATTCACTACGACAAGCAAGGACGTTAGAATCACTCCTGTCGATAATCGTAGATATACGATGAAAGACATTGGTAAACTAGAGAAGCGCATTGAACGTCTTGAGTATTACACAACATTAAGTATTTTAGAGCAGCAAGCACTAGGAATGCAAATTCGTGATGATATTGGATTTGATAGATTCAAAACTGGATTTATCGTTGATAATTTTGAAACCCACAGAGTCGGTGACATTTCTTCAGCAGATTATATCTGTGCTATCGATACACAACAATCAGTTCTCAGAGCACAAACAAACGAAGATTCACTCACTCTAAAAGAAGTTAACACCAGAAATGATCAGAGAATCATTGATGGGTATACGAAAACGGGAAATATTGTAACTTTACCATACAGCACTCTATCATTGGTTAGCAACGAGTTTGCTACCAAGACGATCAACCCCAATCCATTTGTAGCATTACAGTATGTTGGCGAAGGTCAATTATCACCAACAATTGATCCTTGGTATGATAGAACACAAGAACCATTGATTGTAGACAATAACACTCAATTGTATTCTATTTTCATCTCAAAAAATGAAGTTAGAGATTCTTTCTCTAGTATTTTTAATTCTTTCATTATTAACTGGATTGGTTCAAAAGATTCTTCTGGAGAAATTACTTCTTTTGGATCTATCAATTCCGATTCTGCAAATGCTAAAGTTCAGGCAGCATCAGTTGCAAGTTCTTCTAATGTAAGTCCTCAAAATAATGAAATTGGTAAGGGACTATCAACTGATTCAAATGACAAAGGAACTGTAGCCACATCATTAAAATTCTATGCTAGAAGTATTGCTGTTAAGTATGTTCTGAAAAGACTAAAACCATCTACAAAATTGTATCCTTTCCTGGAAGGTAAGGATGTATCTAGATGGATTAATCCAGATAATAACTTCACTGGAATTGCTGGAAATTCTCTAGGAGGATTCAATAGTCCTATTACTACAGATGAAAATGGAAATGCTAGTGGACTTATTTTAATTCCTGGTGGATATGCTCCTATTCAAAGTGCTACTTGGACTGGTAGTCCAGAAACAGTTGAATATGATACAAAATCTGAGCAAGTAAGAGTTACCACTGGCATCAAAACATTTAAGTTTACTTCTAGTTCAGAAAATGCTGCAAAAGAATCTCTTGATACTTATGCAGAAGTAAAATACTATGCTTTGGGAAGACTTCCCGAAAACCCAGCGACAATTAATTCAACATCTCCTGCTATTTTTAAAGCAAATGAAGGTGTGCAAATTATTGACAGTGTTACTGACGTTGAAGCAAGACCAAATCCACTTGCACAAACTTTCAAAATTGAAAACTACGAAGGAGGATGTTTTGCTACTAGTGTAGATCTATTCTTTAACAAAAAGAGTAACAATATTCCAGTCAGAGTTTATCTAACAAATACAGAAAGTGACAAACCAGGAAAATATATTGTTCCTGGAACAGAGGTTGCATTATCACCAAATACTAGAATTCGCGTGTTTACTAGCGGAACTCTGACAGTAAACATCAACGAAACAATTACTGGTTCCAAATCAAATTGTAGTGGTCCTCTAGCAAAAGTCTTAGACCGCAATAGTAATGAGTTGACACCTTCTAGTTCTGGTGTGGTTACACTTACAAATGAACAGGTCTACACACTTGTCTTAGATAACCACAATGGCAAATCATTCGTTCAGAATGAGTCTCTAATTATTGGATCACTAACGACATTTAATGCTACCAACAATACAGATCTTACTGCAACTATTGCAAAAGATTCTGGTAAAGTTTCTGAATTAGTTGTAAAAGAAACTGGTGGTAACTATGATTCCGCAATTCTTTCTGTAGAGAGTCCACAACTTCCTGGTGGTAGTGTTGCTAACGGCAGTGTTAGCATTTCTGCAGGCAAAATTTATAATTCTGATGTGACATTATTTGGATCAGAATATACCTCTCCACCATCAATTGTTGTCAAAGGCGTTGGTAATGGCGCTGCAGGCGCTATAATCGAAGCAAAGATAACTATTGATACTCCTGCTGTTAGAATGGGCGTTGCAGTCGATCCTAGCAACGGTACAAACTCCATCACCCCAACATCATTTGTATTTGACTATCCAGTATATTTACAAAACAATTCAAAGTATGCACTTGTAATTGAGACAGATTCTACTGAATATGCACTATGGACATCTCGCTTAGGAGAAATTGAGATTGCTACGAGCACACCAGTTAATACACAACCTCTGCTTGGTTCAGTGTTCAGATCACAGAATGTAGATTCCTGGACTGAAGATCTCTTTGAAGACATTAAGTTTACTATCAAGAGAGCTGAATTTGATATTAGTAGAGTTGGTAGTCTTAAGGTTGAAAATGAGTCTTTAGGATATGAAATGCTAGGAGTCAATCCAATTCAGACTGATGGCACTTCAAACTCTGGTGCTACATCTGACTTGTTTAGAAACAACAATAAGATTATTAGAATTGATCATCCAAATCATGGATTTGAAGATCGCGGCGATTCTTTTGTATTCTTTAGAGGAGCGCAAAGTGTTGCTGGTGTAACTAACACCCAACTCAATACAACTCTATTTGAAGTCATGAGTGCTGGTGTTGATTACTACCACATCGAAAATGCTACTGTTGCTGCTAACACTATTAGAGGTGGTGGATCTGCAATTCTTGCTTCTAACAACAAGAAGTACGAGCGCATGTACCCACAAGTAAATTATTTGACTTTTAGTGCAACTAGTGTTAAGACAACAGTTAAATCAACAAACATCATTGCGGTTGATTCTACAACAACTAACTATACTTCATATTCTCAGACAGATTATGAAAAGACTTTCTTGAATGAAATTCACTACTTTAATAATCAGAAAGTTCTTTGTTCCAAAATTAATCAAACTGTCAACAATCTTGATAGATCTTTTGAATTGAAAATTGATCTCTCGTCTACGGTTTCATATCTGTCTCCAGTAATTGATCTTTCTTCTGCATCTGTAAAAATTGCTTCCAATAGAATTGAAAAATCTGAGGGACAAGAAGATAGATTTGGAAGAAGGGATCAAGTCCTTAAATTTAAGGATGTCTACTATTTCGCTCTTGCTGGACTACCTGTTGGTAATAGTATTGATGCTGCCAGTAATCAAGCAGTCGAAGGTCAAACAAGTAAAGCAAAAGGAACCATTATCAAAAAGACAGAAGTTAGTGGCAATACAAACATTTGGGTTAAAGTTTCCACAACAAATGGATTCCAGAAGAATGAAGGTTTGACTTTTGGTGGCGCAAATGCGTCAGATTCTTATGATGCAAATACACAAGCAGGTGTATCAGTTGGTAGTGATCCAACTAGAGAAATTCTATCTGTCAACACTGCCGATTCTATTGTTGCAAGAAATCCAAGTGTTCTTACTTCTATCTTTGATAATAAGATCGATGGTAAAGTACAATTCTTTGATTCCCAGAATCAAATTATTACATTAAAGAATGACAAAATCCCATATGGAAACTTGGGATACACCGAGTCTTTGATTCAATCTTCTGCTTCTGGAAATGCTAGATCAGGAGAAGGCGTACAAGATGTCTTTAGGGTAGGTGACATTATCTCATATCCTGACCAACCAGCAGATACTGCTGGATATTGGGAAGTGAAAGAAGTTGGATATACCAATGGTATTGAACACCGTTCTGAAAATACATTCAGCAATAGTTCTTCAATTGCTAAGTATGTAAGTAAAGAAATTTCTATTGGCAACCCAGGCACTACAATTGACGTAAGACTAACTGTTAATGTGAAGAACATTAACGATGTATTGATACTATATCGATTCAAGAAATCTTCTAGTCAAGAATCTTTTGAAAATATTGAATGGGAATACTTTAATGAAACTGGATTGCCAGATACACAACAATTCCCAACTAGTGAAAATAACATTTCTGGCGTTGTAGAGAAACAGAGTTCATATCAAGAACTCAAGTACAGTGTTTCTAACTTACCTGAGTTTTCATCTTTTGGAATTAAAATTGTAATGAGATCCACGGATCCAGTGTTTGTTCCTAAAGTTCAAGATCTTCGCGCTGTTGCTTCATACTAATTTCCGCGTATGTCATACATCAAAGTTTCTGGGCATGATGGTCTCGTAAGGGACGAAAACACAGGTGCCATCATTAATGTGGACAGCTCTGCTATTGAAGCAAGGCGCAAATCTAAACAATTGAATTCCGCGTTGCGGGACATAAATACGTTGAAGGATGAAGTATCTGAACTTAAAACCTTACTGCGAGAGTTAATCAAAAATGCCAGCAATTAATGTCGCTAGAACCGACACCTTTGAGATTCAAAGACAAAAAATTAATGATATTGGATCTCAAATATTTGGTCTTACACAAGGTGGTAGCGACCTTGCTACAGGCAATTTAAGATTAGGAGATGGGGGTAGAGCAGCTCCATCTTTATCTTTCATTAATGACCCAACTTTGGGATTATATAGATCGGGAACCTCTGAATTTGAATACGTTACTTCTGGAAAAAGAATCATCAAATACGGTGGTTTTGAGAATGTTTCATATAGAAACCTCATTTTCCAAAAAAACTTATTAATTGATAGTGGAGTAACAGTCACTAACGGCGGACAAAATTATGATGTCGGTACATTTAGTGATGTAATTTTAACAGGTGGTTCTGGCGTAAATTCACGAGCATCTTTAAATGTTGAAGAATTTGTAGGAACTGTTACCAACCAAGGAGCAAATTACACTAACGGTCAATTTTTAGGAGTTCCTGTTACTGGTGGTAATGGCACTGGAGGAATTCTTACTGTCCAGGTTGATGGTATTACTGGTACTATTTCTAACGCTGGCAGTGGATATGTTCCTGGAACATACACTTCTGTCCCACTCACAGGTGGAACGGGAACTAGTGCTGAAGCAACTGTAACAGTTACTGGAACTGTTACTACAACTGGTACTATTTCTAACGCTGGATCTGGGTATGCAGTTAATTCATACACTGGTATTGAACTTTTAAATACACCAACAACCACGTATGCAGTAACAGCAAATGGCACACCTGCGTTTGTTATTGATAGTTCTACAGCTCCAACATTATCGTTAATTCCTGGAAACACATACAGATTTGATCTTTCTGATGCATCTGTAGCAGCATACACATTTGCTGTATTTGATGAGTTTGGATTACCTTTAGACAGCAACTACGTATCTTTTGCTAAGGGAACTCAGGGTCAAGCAGGAGCATTTTTTGATCTAATTGTCAAACCTTCAGCACCAGTAGGAACTTCTATTCAATATAGAGCCAGCAATGCTGCTGATATGGGTGCGCCTATTAATATTGTTTCTGGTTCTGCTGGAGACTATGGATCTGGCATGGTCGTATCTATTACTGCCGATCCAAACGAAGTTGTTACAAATGTTACAATCACAGATCCTGGTGATGGATATGTTGCTGGTGATGTTCTTACTGTATTTGCTGCAGATTTAAGTTCTCCCACTGCAACTGGTTTTGAATATACAGTTTCTACTGTAACATATGCAGGTACGGTAACCGATGTAACAGTTACTGATATTGGACAAAATTATGTAAATGGGGATCCACTATCTGCTTCTAATACAAATCTATGTCCATATGGTGAAAATGTAGGATCTGGATTTGCGTTTGATGTAACATCAAACCCAGGAAAAGTAATTCTTTCTACATTTTCTAGCAAAGGAACTGATTATACGGTAAATGATGTATTGGGTATTCCAGGTAGAACTTCTGGTTTAACATCTACTCTAGCAACAGACAATACTACAATTACAGTAACTAGCACTGCTGGTATTGTTCCTGGATCAACACTAGATAATGTCAGTGGAGCAGGTACTTTTGCTGCTGGAACAACTGTTGTTTCTGTTACTGATGAAACTAATTTTGTAATTTCGACACTTCCAACTGGAGCAGGTGCAGTAACATTTGATTTAGTCCCGCCATATGGAGAAGGAACTACTGCATATCAATTTACAGTTTCTCGTACTGGTGTTGTAACTGGAGTCACCATTGAAAGTGGGGGAAATGGATATGAAGTTGGTGACACTTTAAGCGTATTTGCTCCAGATTTAACAACACCCATCACATATACTGTAAAAACTGGCAGTGTATCTAAGGTTGATTTTACATCAACATATCCTGTAGCGCAGTTTACTGCTGGCGATCAAGTAAAGAAAAAAGATGGTACTATCGTTACAACAACCACAACTAGTGCTACTACAACATCTCAGGGGATATATGGTCCAGGACTAGCAACCACAACCAGTGGAAACGGTACTGGAGCAACAGTTTCAATTGAGAGAGATAGTAGCGGTGCTATTATATCAATTGCTTTCATCAATTCAGGATTTTATTATGCTGTTAACGATACTGTCACGATTGCTGGCAACTTAGTAGGTGGTGCTACTCCAGCTGATGATGTTGTACTTACAATTACTGATGCTACTGTAGAAACTCCAAGAGAAGTTGCAGAGGTAGTATCTGCAGGAGGAACAAACATTGACTATTTGGTTCTAGATTCAACTGGATATTCTGCTGCAGATATCTTGGTTAAATCTGGTACTACTTCGCCAGAATATACAATCAACACAATTACAGAAACCTCTGACAGATTTTCTATTAATACTGGTAGTGGTGATAGTTTTGCTCCAAACTTAACTCTATATTCTGGAAATACTTACACCTTTGATTTCTCTGATGTCTCTAATTCTAATGGTGGTCATGTTTTCGCGTTATCTAAATTCAGAGATGGTGCATTTGAACCAAGTAGAATCACTGGTGTAACAACACAACTTGTCACAGCAAATGCTCAAATTACAGTAGCAAGCACTGCAGGAATTCTTCCTGACATGACTGTTATTGTTGCTTCTGGAACAGGAACTCTACCAGATGGAACCCGTGTTTTATCCGTCGATGATGCCACAACTCTAACACTTGACGAAGTGCCAGCATCACCAGGCGCAGCAACGCTCCAGTTTAATGGAAATGAGTTTACAGATGGTGTATTCAGAGATAGCACTGTTACAACAATTCAGGTATCTGACGCAACACCAACTACCTTATACTATTATTGTACTGTACACCCAAATATGGGTGGTTATGATAATACAGAAATTGCAATTACCACAGATCCAAATAATCCAAAAACTTTTGGATCTGATTTAGAAATCACAATATCTTCTATTCAATCAGAATCATCTATATCTTTAGATATTGTCAATGGTGCTGTCACTGCATCTGATGTAACAGCAGATGGTTTAACTGCTGGAACAGCAGAAGTTAGTAACACATTAACAGCGCCAAATATCGCAGGTGTTCTGATTTCAGCAACTAACATTAACTCAACTACAACTTTCAATATAACGTCACCGCAAATTACGGCAGATGGTAATTTTTCTGTTGGTGCTACATTGCAAGTTGCATCAGTAAGTGGTAATCTTTCTACACCAGGCGAAATTAAAACCACCACCGTCTTTAATTGCAATGATAGATTAACTATCACGAATAATCAAATTGCTACTCTTGGAACTGATGATCTTATCCTTGATCCACCAGCAAATAGAGTAGCAAAAGTACAAGCAGACACTGCTTTAATTATTCCAGCAGGTGACACTAGTGCTCGTCCCGCTGCTGGTATAGTTGCTGATGGTGCTATTAGATACAATACAGAAACTAACCAGTATGAAGGTTATAGTTCTGGCACTAGCACTTGGTCTTCTTTAGGTGGCGTAAGAGATCTGGATGGAAATACTTACATTGCTGCAGAAGAAACGGTTGGTGCAAATGATAATACATTGTGGTTCTACAATGACAACATCAATACGATTAGGGTTACACCAAATCACCTAGAGTTTGTTAACGTAAAGAAAATACGTTCTATCAACACTTCTGCTCCAGCATATACAGAATGGGCAGCACAAACTGCAGTTACACAAGGATCATATGTAAAATACGGAAACAATTTATATGAGGTCACAGTTGCTGGTACTACAGGAACTACTGGAACAGAACCAACACATGTAACAGGTGCTGCAGTAAATGGTACTGCAACACTTACTTGGAATTCTTTAGCGGTTTCTTCATTAACGTTTGAAGATATCGAAGAGGTCAAAATTGGACCCATTACAGATACCCCACTTACTATTTCTGGTGATCTTAGATTAGTAAGCAATGTAATTTCTACCGATGTTAGTGATCTCCTCTTAAGACCAAATGCTGGTAAGAAAATAGTAGTTGACTCACTTACCACTTTTACTTTACCTGTAGGAACTGAAACTCAAAGAGGCATTCCTGCACAGGGTGGTGTTAGATTTAACACAACTTCTAGTCAGTTTGAAGGTTATGATGGATCTAACTGGGGTTCTCTTGGTGGTGTTAAAGACGTTGACCAAAACACATACATTATTCCAGAAACTTCCCCTGGTGCTAATGAGAATACATTATACTTCTATAATGACAATAACAAAACTCTAGAGTTGACTACAACTGCATTAGATTTTTACGCAGTTGATACGATTAGATCACAGACCAGTGATGAGCTTGAAATCACTGCTTCGTTAATTACTTTTGACAGTGCCGCTACAACTATTGATAATACGGCTACGACAAGAACATTCTTACATTCGAGTAAACAATATTTTGATATTGGACTATCTGGTGGTGTAAATGTTGATCCTGTCTTAAGACTTGATGATCAAGGTGATGTGTATTTCAACACTGGATTTGGAACTGGCACTTTTAGTGGAGTCAAAGTTTTTGATGGAGATTTAAAAGAATTTGAACTCTCTGATGCTAGAATTTTAACAGACAAACTCACTTTGATTAAGGGAACAATTGATGTTGTTAATAGCACGATTTACAATGCCTTAACAGAAAGAGGAGCAAAAACAACTGTTATTGCTGAGAACACTACTACAGGAGAAAAGGAGTTCTTTGAATTTGGAATTCTAGATGATGGTGCGGATATATACCATACAGAGTATGGAAATGTTAGAACAGGAAATCAACTGATCACTCCAACGTTTGAGTATACGTCCAATAATACAGCAAGACTCAATATTGATATTGCAACATCTGTTCTCAATACGCACACTATTAATATTACCGTCGTTTCAAACATTAGCAAGAAATAAAAATGGCAACTACCGTAGATAAATTTGATTCAAAAGGTGGATTTTCTGTAGAGAAAACAATTCATATTGATGAACTGCATAATGCAAAAGAATTTAATTCACTAGAAATTAAAAATTCCTTTTACTCGGATAGCACAACTACTAACTATATTTTGCGTGGTTTGAACACTGCTATCCTTCAATTGGATGATATTGGAACTCAGATTTCTATTACAAATAATACAATCAATTTTATAACTGGACACATTGTTGGAGTGAATGCACAAGCAGTTGTCAAAACTTTAAAAATTGAAAGTGCTGTGTCTTGTGATGGTTCGGGAAATGTTACTATTCTTTCTAATATGGTAACAACTATCAAAGATGATGTACCATCTGGACAAACCTGGAATGTTGCTCCAATTGGATCTTCAAACAGATTTAGTTACACAACCACCAGAGCTGGCACAACAAATACAATTAAATGGATTGCATCAACTCAGGTTATCAGTATTGATTGGGTCTGATGCTAAATATAAAAGAGGATAAACGGGACGGGAGCTAGTTGGCACCATGAGTTTTAATATCAATTCCGATAAAGAGCAATTTAGAGGTTCAAAACCTCAACTTATCGGTGATAATGAACTAACAATCAGGGGTGGTACAGGGTCTCTGGAAAGAGAAATTGTAAGAACCCAGCTAGATGCTGCAACGGGTTTACCTCGTGTTGGTATCAATAGAACTGGAGAAAGAGTAAATAACATCGTTATTACTTCTGGTGGTTCTGGATACACGACTGCTCCATCAGTTGCTGTTGATGGACCAGCAACTGCAACTGCATTTGTCTTCAACGGAGAAGTTACTAGCATTGCTGTCAATGATCCTGGCAGTGGATACACTACTGCACCAACTGTAACTATTACTGGTGGCGGTGGTCTAGGTGCTACTGCTACTGCTGTTCTTGACACTGTTGATTTTGAACTTGATATCAACGGTGCTATCAGAACATCTACGTCAATCATTTCTGATACTGCTAGAGTTTTAAATCTAGATATTGATAATTTTGTTACCCCCGACCTAAATTTAAGAGGTCCAAACCTCAAAAATTACGCTAATAATTCTGGAACTCCTTGGTCAGCTGGCGTTATTGTTCAAAAAGACAGTTACAGATGGTTTGGTCAAAACATTTATCAATGTGTACAGACTGGTGAAACTGGATCATCAGCTCCAGTTCACTTAGACGGAACTGAAGATAACGGAACAGCACAGTTTAAGCATATTGGATTTAGAGTAGATGACTCTAATGCATTCCAATTTGGAGAGACAGGAGACGCTGGTGTATTTCCAAGATCAATCACTCCGCTCCTAGGTGATAGATCTGACAAGATTGCTACCACAGAATACGTCCTCAACCTAGCAACAAATGATGTTGGTGGTCGTATTTACGTTTCACAGCAGATTGGTTCTGACCTAAACGACGGTCGTTCTGCTGTAAACCCAGTTAGAACAATTAAAAAGGCAGCACAGGAAGCATGGAAAACTCCTGGCGTCAAAGAAACTATTATCGTTTCTGGTGGAGATTATGTAGAAGATAACCCAATCTCTCTACCACCAGATTGCTCGGTTGTTGGTGATAACTTGCGTCTGGTACTCATCAGACCTGCCAATCCTGGCAAACACATGATGAAGTTTGGTGATAAAAACTATGTAATTGGTGTTACTTATCGCGATCAAATTGATTCCAATGGAGACCCAGTTGCTACTTGGGACTTTGCTATGGTCTTTGACGATAAGCAAAGAATCATCATGGACAAAGAAGTCAATGGAGACTTCGGTGTTAACTTCCCCGTTGGACATCAAATTTTTGGACCAGATGAATTTAGAGTTGGATTTCAACAAAACACTGGATTATCACAACTAGCATCTGGATTAGAAGTAGTTGGTGTTAACACTGGTGCTAGAGCAAAAATTACAGGTGTAAGTTTTACACAAACCACAGGAGCAAATGCATATACTACTGGTAGTGTTGATGTTAGATTAACCAGTGGTTCCTTTGTTGAGGGTGAGAGATTTACATATATTTTATCAGCAAGTGCGGGAAGTGCTCTCAGTGCTCTAACTATTAGTCAGACTGCTGGAGCAAATAAACTTAGATTTACAACCGATCCAACTTCAACTATTCCCCCAGGAACATACGTTTTCCTCGATGATGTAGACAATAGTAGTTTTGCTTCGGGGTATTATGAAGTTGCAAACATCGATGATGACAACGCGCCAACATATTGGGAGGTCACATTTGTTCCCATTCTAAATTCTCCAACTTGGGAAACATCACAAACAGAATCAGTATCTATTTTTGCTGCTAACGTAGTAACTCAAACGTTCGACAGCGTTTCACTTGAATCAATTAGAGCTGAAGGTGAGGTCGTTTCTATAGACGAAGATTTCATTACAACACTTCCTATCTCAAGAATTGACTTCTCCTTGCAAGGGGATCCAAGTATTGCAACTGGTGGTTTTCAACAGGAACAATTTGGTAATGCAGAAGACTTAGGTGGTATTGTATTTTACACTAATGCACTAGTTGGTAGATCTAACATCCACGAGTTCAAAGAAGGACAAGAAATTTTAATTGAAGGACTACCAACAACATCTCCAGACCTCTCTTTGCTGAATGGAAAGCAAAGAATTTACAAAGTTCTAGAAGATGCTGATGGTCGTGCTAGAAGATTTGTTATTCCTAAGAAGATTCCATCAATTGTAGATGCTAATTTTGATCCAGGAACAAGTGCGATTGTAAAGAATTTTTCTAGAGTTGTTACTCTTACTTTACTCAACTCACCAAACTCTTTCCCACTAGCAACTCCTGTCGAAAGAAGATATCAGGATGCTTGTAATCTTATCAGAAATAATAGAGAATTTATTGCTGATGAAGTAGTTGGTCGCGTTAATGATGAGTTTAAACATGATCACTATGCAGTATACAATGTTGGAACTGATGGTAATGGAGACCAAACGTTTGATATTTACTTAGGTCCAACTCAAGATGTCCACACATATGTGAGTGGTGGTACAGTAACATATCTTGGTGTATCCAGAAACATTAGTGCTTTTACATATGATAACGCTATTACTGGTGTAGCAACCATTACGCTTGCAACTGGATTCAGTACCTTACCAGAAGATTCTATTGTAAAACTAGCAGATATTCTGTTGTCTTGTGATGCTGGACAAAAAGTATATCCCTCATATAGTTCACCAACTTCTGGAAGTAATACTGGAAGTAATGGTGACGAGCAATGCCGTCAAGATGTCGTACACTTCCTGAATGCTCTAGTAAGAGATTTAGAATTTGGTTCTAACCACAACATTATTGATTCTGCCAAGAAATATATTATTGGCGGTAAAATCACTTACATTGAAGATGAGATCATCCAGAATGTTCGTGCTATCGAATATGCCAGAGAACTTGCAACTTATGCAATGTGTAACTGGAGAACTGGAAATAGAACTACAGCAGATCCAAATTACATTCCACAATATTCTTCTGTAACCAGATACTTTGATGATAGTATTATCACAGCGACTGCTGGCAATCCTGCATGTGATGATGTAAGATCTGCTATTGATACACTATCATATCTTTGGGTAGATGTTATTTCAAATAACGCTACTGGAACATATCTAGACGCAGCATATTTGATTGCACGAAATAGAGACTTGATTGCAGATCAAGCTTTAGCCGACACCGAATCGACATATCCATCATTAGGTCTTTCTGATGTCAACCAAAGAAAATGTCGTAGGGACATCAATATTGTTCTTGGTGGACTAATTAAAGACCTCGTGCTTGGCGGAAACACTGGCATTGTATCCAGCGCAGAATCCTACTTTGAAGGCGCTGCTCTTTCTGGAATTCCAGAAGCACAAAGACCAGCAACTGTTTATGCATTCCAAAGAGTAACGCAATATGCACAAGATGCAATGCGTAACTGGACTAGTGGAACTGCTATTGGAACTACACCAGTAAGTGCTCAATATAATTCTTCTACTGGTCAGGTAAGTGTTACAATCAATGGTCTATCAACTTTACCATCAACTAACGATAGAATTGCTTTTGCTGAAGATGCATTAGTCTTTAGTTGTGATATGGGCAGTGGTGCAGCAAACCATGCAAGTCCAGATCGCTTTGACTCCAATTACGGACAAAGTTATGCAGTCACTGCCGTAACTGGAACTGTCGGTAACCCAATTACTATTACATGTACTGTACCAAATGCAGGAAGTGCTGCAGGAGTAGCACACACATTTGTCTCTGCTAAAACAGATGCTACGGTTGTCATTTACGATCCAGTAACAGTAGCATCACCAATTCCCAAATTTGAAGATTGGAACATTGGTTTGTATTCATCAACACCACTTTGCAGTAATGTTGCTTCTACTATTACTACAGCAATGGGTCTGTTTGAGGACATCCTAGATGGAACTATTGTTCCAGGAGCAACTACTCAAACTTATGGAACTTTATATGATACTGCAGAAATTTACACGTATCCAGATTCGTACATCTACGATCAAAACAATGTAAGAATGGCAGTACGTGGCGATTTTGATGAATTCCCAATCATTGAAGCATCGCCATATACCCAGAATGCTTCGGTTATTTCCTTCTTAGGTGGCGGTGGTGCTCTAGTTGATGGTTCTAAAGTCAAGCAACCTAACTGTCCTTTCCCTGGTCTAGAACTAGACGGCAGTGCATCTTTCCCAAATCAGGGTAAGTCGATGGTTGCTGCGGCATTTACGATCGTCTCCTTTGGTGGTACAGGTTATAAAGTTATCAATGATGGTTATACACAGTTAGTTTCCGTATTTGTTATTTTCTGTACTGATGGTGTGCTTGCAGAATCTGGTGGTTATTGCTCTATAACCAACTCCGCTACTAACTTTGGTCAGTATGCATTAAGAGGAACTGGTTTCCGTGAAGAAGCATATTCATTTGACGTTGGTACTGTAACTAATGTCTCCGCAACTCCAACTGGAAGAACTATCTTAACCCTAAATGGATTGGGCAGAGAACCACTAGAGCATTACATTGTTAAAGTCGATGGACATACGAACACCAACACAGAAATTGAATACTTTGTAGATGCTGTTGGTGCTGTAACTGTTGGTCCTCCTTTCTCTGCACAGTTAACCATTGATGATGGTACTGGTGGTGGAATGGATCTCACCAACACTGCATCAGGTCAAGCAGTTTCTACTGGTACACTATCAGGACTAACAGTAAGATTACATAGACCATCTATTGTCAACTCTTCTTCACACACTTGGGAATTTGCGGGTTCTGGTACTAACTACCTAGCACTACCAGAGAACGGTGGTACTAAGATTGAGGCAAATGAGCAAGTTTCTCAAGACTACGGTAGAGTTTATTGTTCTGGTACTGATGAACTTGGTGACTTTAAGGTTGGTACATTTGCTAAGATTGAAAACAGAACTGGTGCTATTACCTTCACTGGTACAGTTACCATCTCTGAAGTTGAATTCCTGAAACTAAAAGGTGGCGACGTTGTTGTTACTGGTTTCGATGCATCAAATACTCTTGGTGGAGCTAATGCTTCTGACAGCAAAATTCCAACTCAAAAAGCAGTTAGAGATTACATCACTAACAACCTTGGACCTTTCATCAACAAACCATACTCCACAAACGCTGTTCCTAGAGCACTGGTTGAACTTACCGACTCTGGTAAGATCTCTGTTGATCAGATCCCAGCACTTAGACCATTTGAAGTCTTTACTGTTGCTGATACAGCGGCAAGACTTGCTCTTGAAGGAGCACTTGCTGGAGACATTGCAATCCAACAAGATACCCAAACTTCATACATTCTAAACAATGATCTGGATAGTTTGTTTGCTGGATTTAATGTTGACTCAACATTACAATTTACAAATGGAGACATTTTTATTGGTAGTGTAACTGGTGGTCGTCTACAAGCAACAGAGTATAGACAAGGTGTTGTTTACCAGATTAACATTACAGATGGTGGTTCTGGATATGTAGTTCCGCCAACTATTACTATTTCTGGAGGAAATCCTGGTCTTGGTGCTATTTCTGCATCAGCATCTTGTACCATCGCAAATGGTGAAGTTGTTACTGTAACAATCAATCTATTCAATGGTTATACAGGTGGTAAAGGATATACCACTGCTCCAGAAATTAATTTCTCTTCTCCTCCAGGAGCAGGAACACAAGCAACTGGTAACTGTTTAATTGAAAGTAGACTGTATGGTGATATTGTAAACCAAATTGCTATTACTGATACAGATACTATTGAGAGTAGTGATACTCCAGCAGTAACAGTCAATCTAACTAGGGTAGTAAATACATCAGCATCTGATGCTAATAATTGGGTATCTCTATCATCTAATCAAATTGCTGCCACAGACATCACATCTGGTGTTATTGAATCGGATAGATTAGCAAGTGGTGGCGCTGCAAACTCATTCACATTCTTACGTGGTGACCAAAACTTTGCTTTAGCAGTACAATCACTCAAGGGTGCAGAAACAAGATACTTTGCATTATTGTACAGCACTGCTGCTAATGGATCCAGTCAACTTGTCTTCCAAACAAACTCAGATGTTCTAATTGGACATGAAGTTTCAAACAATGTAACAGGAATTCAGGCAAATACAAACGTAACTGGAGTATTGACCACAGGAGGACTTACTACAGTTTCTCTCAACAATCCACTTAACTCCGCAATTAATGCTGGAACACTAATAGAATTTGAACGTGGAACTTCACCAATGCTCTTTGAGTCATCATACACTCAAGGAAACTTTATCGATAGTGTAATTATTGTAAATGGCGGTACAGGATTTACTGATGGTCAATTCTTTGATGTTGGATTGACTGGTGGAAATGGAACAGGATTGAGATGTAATATAACAGTTTCTGGAAATACTATCACAGAAATTACAGTTACTGACAGTGGAACTGGTTATAGTTCAGGCGACTTCTCTATTACCTTAGCACCAGCTGTAATTGGTTCTGGATCATCTATGGTTCTAGAAGCAAAAGTTTCCACAGTTAATAGACAGTATGCAAACGTTGGTATTGATGTACTTAGAGTAACTGATTTAACCATTTCTTCTGATGAATATGGAACTATTGGTGTTTCTAGATTCAGAAAAGATCAATTTAATATTGGTCAAGCTGGTAATGGTTCAGTTCAACTAAAAACTGGAGCAGATAGTGGATTAGATGCCGACCTTCTTGATGGCGCACAAGGTGCATTCTACTTAAACTCTGGTAATCAAAATGCTGGTACTTTACCGACAGATCGCCTTTCTGGTACATACAACATTAGTATTTCTAACCAGTCTGGTAGTACACTGAGATTGATTACTGGTGTTAACAACCCAACATCAAACCCAACTCCAAACAACTTTGTTACTGGTGTTGTTGCTAATACAATCAACAACAATGCTAACTCATTATCTGATGGTGGCACCAAAAACTTAGTTCTAACTCTAAGACCAGGCGGCAGTGGATTTACTGTTGATGGTGGTGTTAAGCAACTAGCATTCACAGATAACGATAACATGTATCTCCGTGGGTCTGGAACGGGAGTTACAACTTTTGGATCTTGGGCTAAGATCTGGTCATCTCTAAATGACGGCATCGGTTCTGGAATGGATGCCGATAGATTGGATAACAAACAAGGAATCTGGTATCAGAATGCATATAATGTAAACAAAGGCGTATTGGCGGAGCAAATGCTCCCAAGATTTATTGACGCAACTACATTTAGAGATAGTCTAACACTTAAATCTTATAATGGAGATCTGAGTTTACGAGTTTATGTCAGTGGACAAGTATTAAACGTGTCCCCATTTACTCCTGGTAGTGCAATCAAGTTCTACGATAGTAGTTCTCAAGCTGCTGGTGATTTTACTGTTGATAATCTCATTATTAATAATGAATCTGATGACACTAATGACTATACTATTCTAATTGGTCGCTTGACATCTGGTACTATTGCTACCGTTGCAACCGCAACACAAATTGGAACAGCAAGTAATAGAGTCAATTTTGATTCATACAGTTTAGATACTGGAAATTCAATTGATATTGCTAAGTTCCAATCCAATTCTGGAACAGCTGAATTGCTACTTGGTAGAAAAGATGGTAGTTCATCATCTCCTGCAATTTACTTCAATTCTTCTACGCAACCAGCAAACTTTAATGTTTCTCTTGTCGCTAGTGGTGGTAACGCTACCGATGGTTCTGGTACTCTGAATACTAGTGTTGCTAATGCTGATGGATTTACTATCAATGGACAGAAGATTTGGAACGCGGGAAACATCACATTCCAATCTTCTAATATTGTAAGCACTGCTGTTCTACGTGATGCTTCTGGTAATTTCTCTGCTAATCAAATTACCGCAAATATAACTGGTTCTTCATCACTTAACGTATTGAAGACTGGTGATACAATGACTGGTGGTCTGACGATTACTGGTAATGGATCAAACTTTAGCGTCAGTGGAGTAGCGAATCTACTATCTAATGCTACTGTTGCTGGAGACCTTGCGGTTGATACTGACACATTGTTCGTCGATGTATCCACTGATCGTGTTGGTATCAACGCTGGCACTAATCCATTATCTACTTTAGATGTTGTTGGCGATGGTGGAATCTATGTTCGCACATTAACTAATGCCGTTGGAGCAAAAATTAGATTCAGTGATCAAATTTCTACTTTAGCTCAAATTGGCACACTGAGATACAATCATTCTGATAGTAATTCACCAAACTCTGAGTACAGTGAAGGATTCACTATGGAAGGCACAGAGACAGAACTGTTCTTCCGTGTTGTTGGTGATGTTATCGCATCTAGAAAAATGGGTGTCAACATCAACCGTGAACCAGATTATACATTAGAAGTTGATGGCAGTGCAAGGATTTCGTCCGAACTTAGAATTAGTAATACTTCTAATGGTCAAATCAATTTCTACAACAATTCTTCCACTAGATATTGGAGAGTTGGTAGCAATACGCAGTCATCTCAGTTCTTCACATTTGAAGCATCGGATTCTAACGGTTCAACAACATTCAGTGGAAGTCCTGCTCTTGCAATTAGTGGTGTTAATAACGCCGTTACTATCAACACAACTGCTACCTCTGGCACTGATCCTACTAACAATACTGTTAGAAATTACAAGTTCAATGTCAATGGAGACATGAACATTGATGGTCAGTTCTTCCAGAACAACCAAGAGTTTGTAACATCTAGATGGACACAAGCTCCAAACAACTCTGATATCTACAGAACATCTAAAATTGGTGTTGGTTTTAGTTCTTCTAGGAACCCAGCCTATGCTCTCGATGTTGAGGGTGAAGCAAACTTAACACAATCTCTACGTGCAAATGGAGATGCTCTTTGGTTGGATACTTACGGTGTAGTTGGAACGACAAGATCAACTCTTGCTCAATCACTATCAATTCCATCTGGAACTAATGCAAGAAGTAATGGTCCATTGACAATTTCTTCAGGAAATACAATTACCGTTGCTAGTGGTGCTTCCTGGACCATTGACTGATAAATATATTTGACCACGATTTTCTATTATGTCTACTTTAGTATCAAATACAGTAAATATTAAAGCTTTGAAGTTGCCAGTATTGACTACATCCCAAAGAAATAGTATTTCCAAAACTAGCGGTATGGTGATTTACAATTCTAGTGAGAACCAACCTCAGATTTGGGATGGATCTGATTGGTTGGGTTTGTAATAGATAAATACATAAGATTGTATCACTTTTAGATATGTCCACTTCTTCAGAATTATCGGTCTCTAACGCCAACGTTGCAGATCTGGTGAACTTGCTGCCAATCAGCACAGCAGAAAGAAATAACTTGCCACTAGTGCAAGGAACTTTAATTTACAATCAAGACAGCAATGTTCTCCAGTATTATAATGGAAGCAGCTGGGAAGATGTTAACATGTAATTGCAGAGATTATGTCAACTTTTAATGCCAATAAATTAACCATTACAGGAACTGGAAATGCTTTCCAGTTTCCAAGAAAAACTACTTCGCAAAGAAATAGTCTTCCTTACCAAACGGGGTCAATGATTTACAATACTTCTGATAATAAACTCCAAGTTTTTGATGGTTCTTCTTGGGTTAATTTGGGAGCTCCTGCAACTTTGCAAGCAAGTGGAGGTTCTGTAACTACTTATACTTCTGGTGGAGTAACATATCAAGCCCATACATTTACATCAACAGGAACTTTCAGTGTTACGTCTTCCCCGCCAGGATCATCTGTTGAATTCTTACTCGTAGCAGGAGGAGGTGGTGGCGGATCCGATAGCAGAACTGGTGCTCACTATCACGGTGGTGGTGGTGGAGCTGGTGGTGTGTTAACAGGTAATACTGGTGTTAGTGCTACTAACTATAGTATTTCTATTGGAAACGGTGGATCTGGTAGCACTAACACCAGAGGAAATAGTGGCAACTCTACTAATTTCAACGGTCAATCTGCTGTTGGTGGTGGTTGGGGAGGACGCTATGGTCAAGGCGGATCTAGTGGAGGTTCTGGCGGAGGTGCTGGTAGAGATGCTGGTGGTGCTGGAAATGGTACTCCTGGTCAAGGAAACAACGGTGGAAACTCTGGAGGCGGAGGCGGTGGTGCTGGCAGCAACGCTGGATATCCTGGTGGAAATGGAAGAAGTGTTAATTACAGAAATGGAGGCGGCGTTACCTATGGTGGTGGTGGCGGCGGAGCTCCTCTAGGCTGGGGATCTAGTGGAGTTTGGCCAGGTGGTTCTGGTGGAGGTGGATATGGTAGAAGTTCTCATGATAGTGGCGGGAACGGACAAAATGGATCTAATGGTCTAGGTGGTGGCGGCGGTGCTGCTGGTGTTAGATATAGAAGTGGTAATGGTGGCACTGGTATTGCTGTCATTAGATATGCTATTGGTTAATAGGAGATAATAAAAATGAGTTACATTGTTTGCAAACAAGACTTTAGAACAAACGAGTGGGACATCAAGTCTATCGATCTAGACACTGGATATGCAGAAGTATTTTTTCAATTTGTAGATGGTACTGATTGCGTCCAGTTTAAAGATTTGCATTTTGGATACACCTTTTATAAAGATGGGCAAGAGATTCTAAGCGAAGAATGGCCAATGGGTCCAAATTCTAAGTATATTTCTTCAGATCAAAAACATTTAGAAACCATAATGCTTCAATTTGAAGCTGAAGAAAATTATAAGTTGCAGGTCTGGTCAATAAATGACAAAAAGACCAGCAAAGCATCTTTCCATTTTACTACTGGTAGACCCGACCAACCATTTCCATCTTGGAAATGGAATGCAGAAGCAAAACTTTGGGATCCACCAAAACCACATCCAGAAAATTTTGATTACTCATTCTATGAATGGGATGAAGTAAAGCAAGAATGGTTCCAGGTAGATACTATGAATTATATGATTGATAAATCTGCCGTAGTAGAAGGAGAATAAATAATACACACACCATTTCATGTGATAACTATGGACCCCGCACAACTCAAAGCAAATTTTGAAGAGCAGATTGCTTCCACAGAAAAGCAAATTGCTGAACTAGAAGAAAACCTTGTAAAAGCAAAAGAATATAAACTGAAGTTGGTTGGAGGACTGGAAACTCTAGGTCTTCTAGAAGATAAACCTGAAGAAGCAGCAGCACCTGCGGCAGAAACAACAGAAGAATAACTCCCAGATCCCTTCTTCCTAAATAGGTAAGAAGGGATTTTTGTGTGTAATGGCGTCTCCAAACTCTAGATCTGATCTTATCACTTATTGTAAGAGACAGTTGGGTGAGCCTGTCTTACAAGTAAACATTGATGATGAACAGGTAAATAACGTTATTGATGATACATTCCAGTTCTTTCAAGAGAACTGCTACAATGGCATGGAGCGTGCTTACTTATATCATGAAATTACCGCTGATGATAAAACAAGATTTGCTGACAGCATAACTACCACAGAAGGATCAACAAACTGGAAAGAAGCAACCAACTATATTCCTATTCCAGATCATGTAGTTGGTATTACTAGAGTCTTTGGTCTTGTTAGCAATTCAATCCGTTCCAATCTTTTTGGTGTTGAGTACCAATTGTTTTTGAATGATCTTTATGCATTCGGATCACTTGATATTCTGAATTATTATATGAACAAACAATATCTAGAAACTCTCGATATGGTCCTAAACAATGGATCATTTCAACAGTTCAGATTTACAGCACGCCGCGATCGTTTGTACTTAGATATTGCTAAAGACTTCCTCAAGGAAGGAACTAATGTTCTTATTGAGTGCCACCGTCTCAATGATCCCACAGACGCCACAGAGATGAACAATGATATGTTTGTCAAGAAGTATGCAACTGCTTTAATGAAGAGGCAGTGGGGACAAAACTTAATTAAATATAACAACGTTCAACTTCCTGGCGGTATTACTCTCAATGGTAGAGAACTTTATACAGACGCACTAGCAGAAATTGAGAAAATCGAAAGCGAAGTTCTCAGTAAGTATGCAATCCCACCCATGGACATGATCGGATAAAATGCCTACTAGTTCCTATTTCCCAACTTACTATCAAGGTGATTCTGGTGAGCAAAACCTCTACCAGGATCTTGTAGACGAACAAGTTAAATTGTTTGGAACAGATATCTATTATCTACCAAGAACTATTCTGCAAGATAACACACTAGAAGAAGTTAGATATTCTAAGTATCAAGAGCAATTCCAAGTTGAAATGCTTTTACAGAATGTAACTGGATTTGCTGATGGCACAGAGTTTGTCAGTAAATTTGGTCTACGTATTACAGATGAAGTATTATTTCGTATTTCTACCAGAAGATGGGATGAAGTTGTTGCAGCAAACAATCCAACTTTAACGTATGATGGAAGACCTAATGAAGGAGACCTTTTATATTTTTCATTAACAAAAGACATCTACGAAATTAAATATGTAGAAAAAGAATCTCCGTTCTACCAGTTTGGCAAAATTCAATTTTACACACTAACTGCAGAACTTTACGAACTTGGCAGCGATTCCTTCGATACTGGCGTTGATGAGATTGATGATATCGAATTGGAATTTGCACCTGCAATTAAACTTGTCATGGATCCTGGTGGTTCTGGTGACTTTACTGTTGGTGAAGAAGTTGTTGGTGATGAGTTCCTTGCTAAAGCAACAGCAACAACAGACGGTGATGCTGTAGATAGCATTACGATTACTGATAGTGGATTGCATTACAATTCCTCGTTACCACCTACAG